ATTAATAAAAAATTATTAAATATATCGTTATTACATTCAATAAAGTATAATAACGATATAATTACTAGTAATAAAAAATTTTTTATTACTAGTAAATAACATATATCTATATATAAATGCTTTTTTAATCAATAAACGGGCAATCATTCAAATTTTCATCGATATAGTTCTTTTCCTCCAGCTTTTTCTTTATTAAATCTAATTTTAATTTAATTTTTATAGTTGATGATTTTAATTTATTAATCTCATTACTTGTGAATATTTCAGAATCTGATGTCAAAAACCTCGAAAAATTATTTAGCGTCATCTCTGATTTTTTGTTTCTAGTTTCGTCTATCCATTCATAAAAATCCGCATATAGTTCGGATAATTTAATATTATCATATTTTTCTATCTTCTTCTTTTCATTTTTTTTTATCATTGAAATTAACCATTTAATTATTAAAGGTGCATTAATTCGTTTTATTTCTACATAAGCATTATTTATAGGTCTATTAATTTGATAATCAATGGGTGTTTCATATGTTTCATAGTTTTTTAAATATTTAAATAAACAAGCTATAGCCTCTTTATCATTAAATATATTGTCTAAATTTTTAAAATATTCAACGTCGCCTCGTTTTTCCGAATTTACATCATAAATAAAAAAGCGTCTATCATTGTTGTCTATTGGTATGGGGTTTTCGTTGTTGCTACAAAAAATATATCTCGAATAATCATTTATTGTATATTTTGGTATGCCTTTCCTATTTATAATAGTCTTTGATTGTGTTATAATACTTTTTAATCTATCAAAATTTTCAAAATTTGTTTTTCCTTGAGCTTCTTCAATTGTTATTAATAGTTTGTTTTCTAAATGTTCGTTGAATGAATTATATAATTCATTATTAGTTCCAATAGTTAAATAATATTTAGGACCTAAGATTTTATTTCCAAAGTTATCAAAAAATAAATTTTTTCCCGTTCCTCCTCCACTATTTAAAAATTGCCCTTTGTCTCTAAATAATGGTGTTGTTCCTTCTTTCATATTTGGTTTTTGAATAATATGAGCTAACCAATTAATAAAATATTTAATATCTCCGTTTGTTAGGTATTTTATATGTTTTAAAAAAGGTTTTATTTTCTTTTTAATTTTATCATCATCAAAATTTTCAATTAAATATAAATATTTGTCAGCTTCAAACCCATCAAATAAATTATAGATATTTTTAGGACAATCATTAATATTTGGTATAAAATCAGTTCTATCAAAAAATAATCTATTTTCATCTATAATCCATTTAGAATAAAAATCAACTTTTGATGTTTTGTTCTTTTCTTCATTATAGTTTTCAATTTGTTTTGGTTTTAATTCAATTTTTATGTCCGCCTCTCTTAGAATATCAAATCCCTCCCTATTGTCTAATTTTTTATAAAATTTAGAACCAACTAAAAAATATTTTTTTTCTATTTCATTTTTAATTTGTTGATATTCTTCATTTCCTCTTTCAATTTTTATTTTTTTATTTTCTTCTTTATTTTTATTAATAGTGTTATTATATTCTTCTTTATTTTTATTAATAAGCTCTATAAATTTTTCATTATTATCAATTTTTAACCAATAATACAATGTATTTATTTTAATATCATCATAGTTTTTTATTTTAATAGATTGATAAACATTAAATGGTTCATTTTCTATGTATTTATTTGATTTTTTCGAGTAATTTTCATAAATTTCAACTTTAATATTATATTTTTTTAATATTATCCCTAAAGTTATCCATTCTGAAAAATTATCATATCTCGTTATATCTATATTATCTAATATAAATTTTATTTCTTCCTCTTCTATTTTATTATTAATAGTATAATTTTTTAAATCTTTATTTGATATTTTATTTATATCTTTTATTTTTTCATTAATTTGTTTATTTGGTTTAAATCCTTTTAATTCTATAAATTTTTCTATAATTTCGTCAGATATTTCGTTTATTTCATCTCCTAATTTTGGTTTTTTTATAAAATAATATTTATGAATTTTGTCGTTTATTTCGTATTGTGTAGGTTCAACGATTAAAACGGAGTTATCATTTCTTATATCTATTAAAATATGTGTACCGACTGAAGTTTTTAATTTGTCAGTATATTTAAAAATATAATGATATCCTTTTCTTGTTTTTTGTATAAAATTGCATTGTTCATCGCATAGATTTATTAAATCTTTATATAAAGGGTTGTCTATATCATCAAAATCTATAGCCGTTATATTTGATATTTTACCACAAAGAAGAAGATGACAAGATGCATTTTTATCCAATCTGGGCTTCTCTTTCCAATTTGTATAGCCATAAAAATTTAGATGTTTTTTGACTTTGTCTTTTTGTATAGAAACATCAAGAGAACAAGAAGAGAGAACGAGATTTAATTTTTTATATAATTCAAAAATATCATCCATTATATATCATAGGTTATATAATAATTTTCTTAAACCTTTTTATTTAATTTAAATAATTATATCATTATTATTATTTAAATATTTCTAAAGGTTTTTTATTTTATTAATCTTATATTAAATATTTCTAAAGGTTTTTTAATCTTTTATTTTTATTAAATGTATATAAGGAATATAAAGCACATCCGAAAATTCCATTTTTCCTACATCTTGTCTAAAATTTATTTTTATTGTTTCCATCTTAAACGTTTTAAATAGTTCTTTATCGTATTTAATAATGAATAAACCATCAATATATTTAAAACATAAATAACAAGCACAATCTTTTAAATTTTTATAATATCTTATCTTATTTTGCCCTATCATTGCCGTTTCATATTGATTATGTTTTAGTCGTCTCGCTTTTAGTTCTATATAAATTGTCTTATCTTCGTTAAAAAAATCTATAACTCCGTACGCATTTTCATTTTTTTTAAATATAGTTTTAAAATATTCATTTAATATCGGTATTGTTTCGTCTTCTGCAATTTTTCCCATTTTTAAATCTTGTTTTTTAGTCGCCATTATATACTATAGACTATAAAAAATATTTCTAAAGCTTTTTTATTTAAAATATTTTTATATATTTTTATTTAATAATATAATAATTTTTTTTTCTTTCTAAACATCATTTTTATTGATACAGTGCTATAATTTGTCATCTTTATTGGATATAAAGAATTATCCAGTCTATTTTTAAAATATACTTGAATATCAATATTAGAGAGCGATTGTTTGCTCTTTGTAAATGCACTCATTCTATATTCGGCACTCGGAGCATATTCTATAAACTGGCGATAATCATCTGCTGTTCTTAATGGTAGTGCAATGTCGGTTATAATAGGTTGGAAAGCGCTCGAAGTAGACGATATAGAATTATTATTAGAATCTCCAAATACCGTAGGCTCACCCACTTGTTCTGAGAATATAGGAATTAGTGTAGAAGTAAAAACAATAGATGAAATAGGTGACCATAAAGATGATGTGCTTATATAGTTCTGAGTCATTACCCAGTAGCCAGCCGGTGATGGAGTTTGAGTTGGACCAATTGGAAAACCGGTGGGAGGGGCTACCCAGTTTGTAAAATTTTTATTAACTATTTGTAATACATTAGATTCTGAGGCTGGTTGACTCCCCACATATTCTGCTTCAAAATTAGACAGTAGATTATATAAATTATTATTTAGTGATAATTCTAATATTTCGGGTGCTGACGTAAAATAGGATGAATTCGTTCTAGCACCTCCGGCGCTTCTTACATCATAATATATAGAAAATAAATTCGTTGACTGATTAAATACTAATTGTGGAAAGTCGGTCATTATAATGGTATTAGTGCAAGGACCGGGAAATGTTGCTTGGTATGCTGTATATGCAGTAGAAAAATCATCTAGTAAATCACCTATTGTAGTATTAACTAACTTACAAAAATGACCATAAGTATAAATCCAATAATAAATACCTCTTGTGTCTTGTTGACTGATTGGTGGAAGTGGTAATTGTAAGTTATTAATATAAAACGATGTAGTCTCAGACACATAACTGATATGTCTTTTAATGAATTGATTAAATGTTTGACCCGTTCCGGTTGCATCATCAAAATCTTTTGTAAAATTAATTCCTATCTGGTATGTCGTTCTATTTATATCTGATTGTCCTAATTCTATAGTTGGTATATGGATTGGTAAATTCAACGATGGTCCGTTCATTGTAAATCTAATAATAGAAAATTCAAAATTTGATAGATTATTAATAAGTGGGACACTACGAGTTTCTATAAATTTAACCTCATTTTTATCTTCTGGTCCTATTGGTTCTAATGATGTGTTATTTATAATGTCGGCGTTATAGTACACTATATCTGGGTCTCCATTGTCATCTGGTTCTCCAACTGTTGAAATATATGATTTATACATTATTATATAATTATAATTAGATTTTTTATTTTCCTAAAATATTATATATTAACAAAGAAACGGTATCATCCATATTTAAATTATATTTTTTAGTATATTTATTAATTAAATTATTATACTGGACATCACTTAAATCTCGGTGTAATAAACGTAATGCGCAGTGTCTACCACAAGTGTTTATGTTATCTCCTAATTTTTGATAAGGAAAAATATTATAGTCGACAATATAACCACTGTTTTTTAATAATTCCGTC